ATTACTTACAAGTTGGTTTTGTGATGCACTATTTTCTTCTCCTCACATCATTCATTGCATCATTGCCGCTTGTTGTTGCTGTCAACTAAGGATTAAAGCTTGCCTTCTTTTCATTATTGCTTTTGTTTTTGCTTTGCTATCTATTGCCTTCTCATAGACTTGAATATAAATCTTGTGATTCTCTCCCATATCTGTGATAGGTCAAACATCTTCCCCATTGTTTAAGAGTTCAAGGTCAAGCATTGCTTTATCATATTCAGGAGGGAAATCATAAATCTGATTTACAAGTTCTGAATCCATTCCCATAACATTAGCAAACTCTCTTGTAAGCTGTATCTTTCAAAATTCGTTTGCTTGTTGCATTAAAGGTTGGTAACTTGCCATAAATGCACTCTTTTTTGCTTCAAGTTTTTCTTGACTATCAAGGATTGTTACAATGCTTAAGTGTAAATCTCTTTTTGTATCAAGGTCTTTTCCCATTACCGTATAAGTAACATTTCAGAATCCACTATTTAATACAATGTTTTTCTGAGATTTCATTTTGAAGTGTTTCTGATAGCTTCTATACCATAAAACATCCCAATATCTTTTCTCTCCTCGTAAGAATACCTTGAAAATAGTTGAAAGTCTGACATTTTGATTGGCTTGTAATAATTGACTTTGAGTAGCTGTAATTGTTTTAGCATATACTCCGATACTTTGCTCATCAAATCCTATTTCTTTTGTTGCTTTAGCATCTATCATATTTTTTAGATTGTATCCATCACCACTTCATGAAGTTTGTGTTTGGACATTTTCTACTATCTTTCTATTCTCTAGATTTCATTTAGCTGGAACATATTTTCTTTTTCAGAGTTTTCTATGAGCCAACTCTTTTCAGTCTACTACATCGCTATTATAGATTGTTATTCCACTAAAGACTTCTTCATGGATTTTGTCGATTAAGAGATTCATGATTTTTTCTTCTGATTCTTGATTGTCTTTTGCTAAATCTCCTATACATAATCCATAAGGATCTCATTTTTTAGGAAGTAACCAACTATGAACTACAGGACAAGGAATAGTTGTTGGATCTTTCTTTTCTTCTGCTCTTACTGCTTCTATTTCCTCGCATCTTACAAGTAAAGTTCTATCATTAGCCCATTCTGTAAGATACCACCTGTTATTGAATTTAGTAAAGTGTCTATAAACGGAATACTGTTTCAAATTAGAGCGAACTGTTGAAAATGTTTCATCTATTCCGTATCCATCAGCCCACTGTTGCAACTTATCGAAATAACCATTTCAAAGCTTTTCTTTTAGTTCTGAAAGTTCTTTATCTGTTAGCATAAGTTCCTTATTAGAATAGAGGTCGTTTAGTTCTCATTCTGTAAGGATAAGCTCAAAACCGTGAAAGTTAAATCCTTTTATTACATCGAAGTAAGGATCAGGAATCCAACACATCGGAGAATAAAGTTTTTTCTTTGGAGATTCTGTTACTTTATCCCAGCCTTCATCGACTGCTAGATAAATTCCATAATCTACTTCATCCTCTATTTTCTTATAAGTGATTTGTTCTTCATCCAATTCTTCATAATCGAATTTCAAGAGATTATTCCAAGTTTTAGCATATTCATCATCTCCTCTTTTTCTTCCTTGAAATTCTATAAGAGGTCTATTCTTATAAAGTGCTGAGATGAAAAGATTCCTATAAGTATACATTGATTTACTTTTCACTGTTTCTCCTTCTTCTACTTCTTTTCCGTTTACATTATAACTTTCAAGATAGCTTTTAAGGAGAGGTCTTTTTTGTCTTGCAACTTCTGCTCCTACACTATATTCTTGTTCTACTTTAGAGCTGATTTCTTCAAAAGTCCACCCTTTGATTTTATCAACCATTTTCTTTGTTATAATGCTATTAACCATTTTATATAAAACAAATATAAATCTATCGTGAATCTATGATTTTGCCTTTTTGACTTGTTCAATCATAAAGCTCATTGACTACTGCTAAATATCTAAAAGCATCTGATCCGTGAGAACTCCAATCATGTTCTGGTCATTTAAAAGCTTGTCTTTTTTCATCAAGCTCTTTATGATAGTTCTTCAAACACTTTCGCCCTCGTTCTGTTTTCTCTCTATCGAAATAACAGTAAGGAAGTATTGCTCTCGCTGAATTGATACCATCTAAAACAGACAATTTAGGAACGATTTGAATATCATTGAAGCCGTACTCATACATTTTTTCTTCTACTGTTTTTCAGGTCTGTAGACTTCTTGCTTGTGCATCGTGAGGAAGTCGGATAGTTCAATATCTGTATCATTTCTCTTTCAAAATGCTTACATAATGACTTAATCCTTCTCAGTTATTTTCGTAATAGTCTATCACTCTGATTTCTTTTCCTATTCTCTGCCGAAACCAAATAGCTGTTGAGTCATTTATTCATAAATCCCATACTGTAAAGACATCTAAAGCCGGATCATAAGGAACCGTTGTTCTTCTTCCTTGATTTTCTAGATTAGTAAGGATTTCTGCATAATAACTTCCATTGATTCAAGCATCGAAAGAACAGTAATATTCTTGTTGAAAGATTGCATCACTTCCATTTTTCTGAATTATCTCTCTCCTTTCTGCTTCAAGGACTTCTGGATCAATAGCTTTTGTATCGTCTACGGTTTGTATTGAGACCATCCAATCCTTGTTTTCTTTTGCCATATCTAATAACTCTTTAGCATGATTATCTCATCTAGGAGTAAAATTAAATATAGCTCGTCCTCCATTTTCTGCCAGAATAGGTCTTAGAAAATCTCGTACTGCTGGAGTTTGTAAAGAATACTCAGAGAAAACAATTCAAATAGGATTCGTTCAAACGATAGAGTCAACATTATCAGATCATACAATTTGAATAATACTTCCATTGATTAGTTCTACTTTCATTTCTGTATCATTCTTTCTTTTAACCACTTCTTGAGGAATATGGTTTATTGTTTTCCGTCCATCTTTATCAATTCCATCTCGTGCCGCTTTCTTTCATTGTGAGTAAGTAGGGAAAACATAGTAATAAATTCAAACTGTTTCCATTGCTTTCTTTACTATCACATTGAAACAAGCTTTATCTTTTCAAGCCCTACGATGTCGAACCATTATGATTCTTTTGATTCAACTATCGATAGCCTCAAAGATAGGAAGTTGATAATCTCTTGGAGTGAAGTGATAAGGGATTGTTAATTCTGTCATTTTTTGTAGTTTACGATGTTAATGGTTAAAGATCCATCTTGTTCAACTCTTTCTGTATACATTTTATGATACTTTCAGAGTTTTTCTAAAGCACTGTTTACATTCTTTAAGTCGTAAATCTTTTTTTCTTGCCCATTGAGTTCAATGTTTTGTCTTCCCATTCAGATTTCTACAATCTCTTTTAGATTTTCCAATACATATTCTACTCCTGTTTCTGTTTTTTCTATCTTTTGTTTAGTCTTGTTAGTCAAGAACTCGGAAATGTTAGTTTTAGTTAGCAGTTTACAACCGTTAACTTTTGCCGTGTTATCGCTTCATCAGTACACTTTTCTATAAGCATCAGTTGCATTGAAGCTTTTCAGGTACTCTAAACAAAATAGTTTCTGTTTTTGTGTTAGTTCATTTTTTTTCATCTATCGGTTTTTAATAGATAAAACACTTATAATATAATCATTTTTTTCTTTTTGGCGGAGTTTTTAAAAAAAGAGAGATGTTTTGGATCTCCCTTTTAAATAAACCAAACATAGAACAGAAAAGAAACAATGCTACATGATTTTGTAGCGACCATAATATAATCATTTTTTACAAATTGGCGGGAGAAATTAAATTTTTTATGATTAGTCAGTTTTTCTTTAAGATATTATCTATTTTAGAGTGATGTACTCATAGGAGATAGGATATTTGTCTTGCCGATAAAGGAGAGCCTGTATATTCATATTCAAAGTAAAGGTCAAAGATTAAATTATACATTCTTTCTCTTTCTGTTTTTCTGAAGAATCTTTTTAAATAGACGATTCATGGTTTTTTATAGATAACGATAGAGCCGTCTATTGTTCTTTCTTCTGATAGTCTTCCTATTCTAAATAACCTTATACAATTATCACTTATCATACCATTTTAAAAGAGATCTAAAAGTCTGATTTTTTGTCTTTTTTTCTATAAAAAAATACTTGTTTCTTTCAGTTTCTTGTTTTTTTCTCCATATTCGTCTATCATTTCCAAAAGTCTTGGAGTACTGATTTTAAATACTGTTGCTTTATTCTTTATCATTTCATCGACTTTCTCGATTCCAAAAGTTTTCTGCATTCGCCTTGTGTATACTATGTAATTTCCGTTTAAGAATACATTACATCTCATACATCCTGCATGACAATTGATTTCATCGTAACGGTAAAGATAACAGCCTCTTGTGATAAAGTGCATATTTTGAGCATTCTTTCGTTTTATTCTTGTTCAGCATAAAGGACAAGTTACAATACCATTTTCATCTGAATCTCTTAGTCTTATGTATTCACTGAAAACAGCATCTAATTTTTTTATTGCTTTAGATCTTGTTAGTTTTTGCATTATATTTTAGTTTAAATAATCTTTTGA